CGGTGACCACGCGCAAGCCCACTACAGCAGTGAGCGTAGCCGCCACGTCATCAATGGCTTCATTGAATAGATCGGTGTAGGCCACTAGGCAACCTGTGGCCGATCAATGCCCAGCAGTTGCTTGATGACTGGTGTCATGGCATTGACATTGCCGCCGCCCATGCCATCAAACGTGGCAAACGTGTCTTGCACGCTTCCTCGACCACGCCACAGCGCGGCTGCATACATCAGCGTGCCAAGTTTCTGATCGTGACCTGGCACAGTTGTCAGGCTGTCAAAGTAGCCAGACTCTTGCCTGCGCCGATAGCAGAAGTCGTTGCCTGCGTTTCGTGCCTGCGTTGCCAGCGTGTAATCATCTGACAAACTATCAATGGTCACGCCAAGAAAAGTGACAAGTTCCGCCGTTGTAATCCATGTGCAGGACTGCGTGTAGGTGACTGTGCCGGTGGCTGACGCTGTGCGATTGACATCAGTGCCGGTGCAGGCATAGAGCACTTGGTTGGGGATGCTGACGTTGCTGTTGAACAGCAGGTCACCTTCACTGTCAATGCCGATGAACTCATACTCAGGCAACGCATAGACAACAAACGTGCCGTTAAACGGTGACGCAACGCTGGCTACCGTGATTGATTGACCAACCTCGATCTCAGTGTCCGTCAGTGTCTGCAGCACTGCATAGTTGTCTAGCAGTTGCTTAAAGGTAACTGTATATGTAGCCATCGGCGGCAGCCGCCTTTCTGACTATGCGATAGTGATTGATTGCAAGCAGACAGGGATGTTGGCAAAGGTTGCAATGTAGCCGTAGAACGTCACATTGCGGCCGAGCAACTCAGCATCCTCGACTGACATAATTCCGCGCACATCCTCATAAAAGGAGAACGCACTGGTCGGTGATCCCTTTGGAGTGTGCGCCACAATCATTGTGCCGGCAGCAAAGTTGTTGCTAACTACAACTTCAAGCCCGAGTGGGTTCATGCTGTTGTAATCAAGACCAGTGCTTCCGCCAAGACCGTTTTGGCTGATGTTGTTGTTTGCGCCAACATAACCAAACAATGGACGCTTCGATGCGTCCAACTGACGGCCTAACTTTTCCCACACATTTGGTGAACAATAGATGTGAGTTGGGAAGTAGTTTGTGTCCTCTGCCATTTCGCGCGCTGCGTCATACAGTGCATCCACAAGTGATGATGGATCTGTCTGTGCAAATGTCCAGGTGCTGCCAGATGCAGTTGCTGCTGCGACAAGCGCATCAGAACACACATCATCTGTGCGGATCATGTATTCCCCAGTGAGGTCTGAAATAATCGTCTGCAACGCTGGGATTGCTGTGAAGTCAATATCTTGTTGGGAAATGAAAACACCGCCGGCTTGGGTACTTTTTGTGACGGTATTTGCACTAAGGGTCATTTTTTGTGACGTTACGGCTGCACCTTCAGTTTGTGTGCTCACGCTTGTGTGTTGCGAAATCTTTGTGCGCGTAAACGTTTTTGATGGCGTTGCCGGCATCGCTGAAACGCCCAGCGCTGTAACCGTAGGCCTCATAAACGACAGATCCTGAATTACAGGGCCGAGCAGTCTTTGTTCAAGCAATCCTGCGGTGTCCGTTGTCAAATCTTGTGCAAGAGCAAACTCAAGCGCTGTGGCGTTTTGTTTTAAGTTGTCCTTAAACGCTTTGTTCACGTTATAAAAAACTTCGCCGCCAATGTGCATTGCTGCCATGTACTCGGCACTTGATGGCATCTTGAACGCACGCTTAGGTGTTGCAAAAAGTGGCGCTGCTGCCTCGATGACTTCTGGTACTTCCGGTGTTGCTTCCATCTCTGGTTCTCCTATTTGCTCGGTGGCTGTGCCGGAATCGCCGCTGTCATTATTACACAATTCATCGCCGTTTGCATCAGAACTCGCAGCCACTTTCGTGATCACGCTGCCCTCAAATGCCGGCTGGGGGACAAGCGACAATTCAAGCCAGTCAGCAGCCTCAACAATCATTACACCATCCTCGTTAAACGTGAACTTGGTTGGATTTACACCAACGCTCACGGAATCAAGCACGCCATCGGCAGCCAGGATCAGCGCTTCATCGCCTAGCGCGGTAGTCGAGACTTTGGCAGTAAAGTACATTGCCTCTGGGCTGTCTACACGCTCGGTCACAAGGCCGATGGCTTGCGTGCTGTCATGGCTCATATATAACTTTGGGTTCTTGCCGTCTGTGGGCAATGAGCCTGGCAAAAAACTGACAACTTGGCCGCCAGTAACGGTTGCCTCAGTTGAATAGGGCAGCGCAATGCCGGTAATGGTGCGCTTTGGGCTGCCGTCTGTTGCGGCATCTATTGTAAATGTGGATGATGTAAAACGGATCATGCTAGGGACTCCTGAGTATTCTGTTGTGGTTGTTGTGACATTGCGTCTGCTGCGTAGTTTTCAACTAAGTAACTATCGGCATCAAACTTGACATACGTGCCGCGCGGCAGAACATTGTTCATGCTTAGTGTGCTGGCAATGCAATCGGCGTAGGGCTTTACGCCAAAGATGTAAAGATCGGCGCGTGATTGCTCACTGCTGGTGTAAGCGTATGAGCCAGTAGCAACGCCCACAAGGTATGGCGGCACGCCGCACAGACGTGCCAATTCAAGCGCGCTGTACTGTGCAGATTCAATCATCAGCATCTTGTCTGGTGTCGCAGTGCTTGGTTCGTAACTTAAAAACTCATTGAGCACTGCAGTTTGATTGGTCAATCGTGCTTGCTGAAACGCTGCACCAATTTCTGACAATTCTTGCGCGCTCAAAGGCTCGCCACCAGTTTGTTTAAGGGTTCCGCTGGGCAACGACGAGCGCGCATAAGTGTACCGACTAGCTTCTACCTTCATTGCCGTTGCAATCGTCTGCGCTGACGAATACACGATGCCCTGAATTGGTGACAAAAACTGAATCACATCGCGCGCATCAAGTGTGTTGCCGGCAAAGATAATTTCTTTGCTAGGGCCAAACCAAACGGGGCCAGTTTGATCAAGAGTAGTGACAGATCCTGCTGGTAGGCGCGTGAACTTGGTAGGAAATCCGTCAGCACTACGCTCAAGGCAAAACCAAAATGCCCTGCCATAAAATAGCAAATCGTCAAGAGTCCAAGCCATCAAAAAGTTGTACGTCACTGATGGATCTGGCTGGCGCAACCATGAGCGCGGCGCAAGTGGCACCTCTTCCATCTCGCCAGTGGCATCGTCAAACATTTCGCCGTACATGGTCAGTGGCATACAGCCAATGACTGATGCTAATAAGTCCCTCGATCTTGAAACGGTCGCTAGCGTCATGGCCTCAGCGCGCGCTGTGCCTTCGGTGTATTGATAGAACGCGCCGATGGCATCTTTGCTGTACGTGCCGCCAAAACCAAGAGCAGCCTGCACCTTTGGTGGCTCAGAGATGGCCGCTTTTGTGACTGGCTTTGTAAAGATTCCCATGCGCCTATTATGCCCTATCTAATCGCGCCGGATGTAGTGATTGCCAGCCTTGTATCCGGCAGGATGACTGGCAACCACCAGCGCCATCTTAGCGATTAACTAAGATCAGCATTGGCTTGTTCTTGGTGATTGGTCGGCTTGCCATTGCACTTGCAAAGATCATGCAGCGCGCCAACTCGATTGGGCCTGGAGACTTCTGCGATGACAGAGCACTGCCGCCAAGCGTCTTAACCATGACCGCGCGGTTGACGTGCTCAGCAAGTGAGTTTTCGCCAGTATGCCACAGCCTGCCTTCAATAATCATGCCGCGAATCAGTGGCGTGAACTTCAGCAACTCGCCATAGCCCACAACAGTTGACCGCCGGCGATACATCTCTGGTAGGTGTACATCGAGCGTAGGCGTAATGGCTAACTGCACAGTCTGGTCGGTCAGCACGCGCTCGACTTGTAGCCACATTGCCTGCTCAGATTCTGTTGTAAACTCCACAGTGCAGGTCACTGATCCGTCATCATTTGCCACAGACCGCACGCCTACATAGCGCGAGTCATCAACACTTGAGTCAATACTAAGCACGCCGCCAGTCGGTGCGATGGCATGAACTTTGCGCTGATCCCAAATGCCAATCGGCATCCAGCCCTGTGCCGCCGCCACCCATAGATTTAAGTGAGCGCGTAGCCAAGACGCTCGATCGGGAGACTGCGATGCCGCCACAAGTGCTGACATCTGCACCGTTTTGCCAAGCGCAGGATTAGACCAGGCCCACCATTGCTGGTCATCAATGTTTACACCTGGCGGTGGTGACCACTCGGCAAAATACAGTTGGCGCTGCACACCGGCATCAATGGCGTTAATCCCTTGCTCGCGCAATAGCAAAAACGCAGTGCTTGATTCATCGCCTGCTGTACTCCACATTGAGAGCAGCGGAGACTTGCGCGCAATCTGTGACGGTCGTACAGCGTCAAAGATGACGGTCGCAGGGATTGACCAAATCTCATCAAGTATTGCCAGGTCAACACTGCCGCCGTGTGCGTTCTGTGGTGTAGCAGCGCGCACTTCCCAGCGCGATCCGTCCGGCATCGTGGCACTTTGTCGGCCATACGACCAGCCAATCTTTGCACCAAACTTTGCTTCGAGAATTGGCGCAAGCAACAGGAACACAGCCGATGCGCGGTCAAGTTTGTGCGCTGCCGATAGTACAGTCTGCGGTTCGCCACGTCTTGTGGCCTCAGTTGTTAGCCACCAGCCAATCAATGCGGAGAACGCCAGAGTCTTGCCCTGCTGTCTGCCAGTGCTGACACACGACTCACGATGCACAAGATCACCGGCATCATCGTGGGCAAGTTGTCCTGACAATGCGTGTATCTGCCAATCCATTAGCGATACAGAAAGATGATCACGCGCCCACTGTGCAACTTGCGGCCCATACGACGTAGCCCCAGTCACCAGCGTTTCCAGTCTGGGCAAAGTCCTGCCGGTTAGCGGCTGATCTGTGCAAGTCGAGCCAGTTACCGCCAGTTCAGGCTGGTTCTTTTCGGATACGACGAAAGA